CAAGGATGACGAAGTTTGGGCATCTTTGCGCTTTACTCAAATGGCAAGCAAGAATCCAATGGCGATCATGTATTCGAATGCCGGAGACCAACATTCCGTAATCCTGAATCGTATGCGCGAGCGCGGGTTAGCAGCTGCTGCTGGTTCAGATGATCCGATCGGTTGGTTTGAATGGTCGGCAGAGCCAGGATGCGCAATCGATGACATGAAGGGATGGCAACAAGCCAACCCAAGCCTTGGACATACAATCCACAGACAATCTCAAATCTGCAATGTCAGATGATGAGTCTATTATTCGCACAGAACTTTTGTGCCAATGGGTAAGTCAGATCAACCCGGCTATCAATCCGTCAAGTTGGTCAGAGTGCGCATTTGAGGGTATGCTCGCTCTAGATCGGGAGCAACCAACTTGGTTAGCTGTTGATCTATCACCAGATCGAAAAGCAGCTGCGTTAGTGGCAGCGCAGAGGCTTGATGGGGACAAGTTCTGCGTTGTATTACTGGAGACATATACGAATCCAGTTAATATTGACGATAAAGACCTGGCTAACAGCATCGCAGTATGGGCGCGTAAGTACTCAGTCGAAACTGTTGCCTATTCTCGTCAAACCGCTGGCGCGGTTGCTTCTCGGTTGATCCCAGCGGGAATCCCAACTACTCCAATCGATGGCGCGCTTTATGGGCAAGCCTGCGATGAAATGTTGTCGGCTATTACCTCCCAGCGCTTAGTTCATGGCAACCAAGCCGAGTTAAACAAGCAAGTTTTATCTGCGGTTAAGCTGCCATTTAAAGATGGCGGTTGGTACCTTGGACGAAAAGCCAGCGCAGCCACAATTTGCGCCACAGTTGGAATGGCGATGGTTTCTCACTTTGCGACACGACCAGACACAGAAGTGGATATCGTGTTGGGTTGATTATGCTATAATTTTGTGCTAATGGCTATCAGAGACCTATTCGCGAAAGCGCCTCAACCAACTACAATCACGGTTGACGCAGCTGCAACTCCCGTCCCATTTAACGTTTCAACCGTCGGCAATATGTTTGGCGGTTTGGGATCTGCAACTCGTGCGCAAGCGATGGCAATCCCAACAATCGCAAGAGCACGCAATATCCTTTGCAGCCTTGCCACTTTGCCACTAGAGCAATACATTAAAAGTACCGGCGCACACGTCGAACCCAATCGAGTAATTAACCAACCTGATTCGCGCGTTCCCGGTTCTACTATTTACGCTTTCATCGCTGAGGATTTACTATTCCACGGCGTGGCTTATGGACAAGTACTATCGATGTATGCAGATGGACGAATCCAAGAATGGACACGCGTTGCACCAGAGCGCGTAACTGAAACTCTTAACACAAACCAAACTGAGATCGTTGGATTCAGAGTTGACGGATATGACGTGCCAAATATGGGCGTTGGATCTCTCGTCGTGTTTAATGGTTTGGATGAGGGTTTTCTATCTCGCGCTGGTCGCACAATTAGAGCTGCAATCGCGTTAGAAAACGCATCAGAAGCATTTGCTAAAGAGCCAGTACCAATGATGGTTCTAAAGTCAAACGGAACAAATCTTACTAGCGAGCGTATTGGCAAATTGCTTGAAGCCTGGCGCGTTGCCCGCAGTACACGATCAACCGCATTTCTAAATGCTGATGTTGAATTGCAGGCAATGGGAATTGATCCAAACAAACTGCAACTAAATGAAGCGCGTCAATATGTAGCGCTAGAGTTATGTCGTGCAATCGGTTTGCCTGCATACTTTGCAAGCGCTGAAACAACCTCGATGACATACTCCAACGCGACTTCAGAACGTCGATCATTGGTTGATTTCTCTCTACGCCCAATCCTTTCAGCGATTGAAGAGCGTTTATCACTACCAGATATTTCACCAAGCACAACCGAGGTTCGATTCGATCTTGATGACTTCCTACGCGGTAACGCATTAGAACGCGCACAGGTTTACCAGATACTCAACACAATCGGCGCAATGTCGGTTGAACAGATCCAGGAAGAGGAGGACTTGATTCGATGAAGATCGACATGCCAGTCACACTCACAGCAGCAGATGCAAGCAAGCGCACCATCTCAGGTCGCATCGTTACATGGGGAGAGCAGGGCAACACTTCTGCTGGACCAACTATCTTTGGCGCAGATTCAATTAAGTTTAATAAGAACGTTCGTCTCCTACTTGAGCATGACAGAACCCGTCCGATCGGAAAACTTTTAAGTTACGAAATTACAGATACGGGAATTGACGCTGTATTTCGTGTCGCTGAAACAGCGGCAGGAAACGATAGCCTTATCGAAGCAGCAACAGGATTACGCGATGGATTCTCAGTCGGCGTCAAGGTCGATGCATGGGACAACCAAGATGGCGTTATGGTCATCAGCAAGTCATCGATCGTCGAGACTTCACTCGTCACCGATCCAGCAATCGATTCAGCGCGTGTTGCTGAAGTCGCTGCATCAGAAGATTCTGCTCCTGAAGAGGTAGCAGATGCAACCCAACCAACAGAAGGAGAACAAGTGTCAGACACTACCGTTCCAGAAGCTCCTGCCGTAACTGAAGCGGTAGAAGCGACAAGAGTAGAGGCTGCTGCTCCAAAGCCAGCATTCTACGCAACTCCACGCATCAACACTAACCTCACAGCAGGTCAGTTCCTTGAGGCAAACATCAAGGCATCAATGGGCGATGACGAAGCACGCATGATCGTCAAAGCAACAAACGATACTTCAACAAACACAGGACTTACACTCGCTCCACACCTAAACGAGTTCGTAACAACTTCAATCGATGGCCGTCCAGCCGTAGATGCAGTTTCTCGTGGCGTATTGCCAGCATCAGGAATGTCTTTCACAATTCCTAAGCTTTCAACAGCACCAACAGTCGATGGCTCTTCAACAGAAGGCGAAGCACTTGGCGGAACTGAAATGGCTTCAACTTACATCACAGTAGATGTTAAGAAAGCGGCGGGGCTCCAAAATATTAGCTGGGAGCTCCTCGACAGAAGTTCGCCGGAATTTTATAATCAGTTAATTTCGGAGTTAAATTACGCTTACGCTAAGGCAACAGATCAGGCTGTAGTAGCAGCTCTCGTTGCTGGTGGAACACAGGCAACATCACAAGCGACAACAATCGCAGGCTTCAAGTCATTCATTGGCAAGGAAGTTCCAGCAGCTTACGCAGCAGCAGGAAAGTTCGCCAAGAACATCATCGCTAACACAGCATGGTGGGAGACAATCATCTCAGCTGAGGACACAACAAATCGTCCACTATTTACAGCTGCACAGCCTTCAAATGCTCCAGGATCTGTCGGCGTAAACAGCATCACAGGAAACGTAATGGGTCTTAACCTATTCGTCGATCCTCACATGACTACAACAACTCTTATCGACGATTCAGCATTCCTCGTCGTTCCAGAGGCAGTCACATTCTACGAGGCACCAAAGACTCAGGTTCAGGTTCAAGCACTCGCAAATGGTCGCTTGCAGGTTGCAGTTTACGGTTACTACGCAATCGCAACAAAGGTCGGCGCAGGCGTTCGTCGCTTCAACCTTACCTAATAACTAACTAAGCATGGGGGGGCGGTTGCTCCCGATCGCTCCCCCAGTCGTTTACCGAGAGGATAGAAATGCCAACAATTATCACGGCTTCAGAGCTTCGATCAACCCTTGGCGTTTCTTCCTCTCTGTATTCGGACGCAGTTCTATCAGACATCATCGATAGTGCAGAGGCGATCATCCTGCCAATGCTCGTGACTTACTCAGTCGCCATCGATGCAGTCTCGCTTAACAATAACGTCGCTTACTTCTCAACAGTTCAGATGAACCCATTCGGAGAAGGCCAGTCCGTAGTTATTACTGGATGCGGATCGCCTTTCAATGGCACTCGAACAATCACAACAGACTTACTCGATGACGATTCATTCTCAGCGGCAATCACTAACGCTGATATCATCTCTAAGAACATCATCCCATCAGGGTTGGCTACCCTTACTGGTGCATCGACTTATGTCGGAAATAGCGCAGTAGAATCAGCCGTCCTAGTCGTCTCTGTCGAAATCTTCCAGAGTCGCACAGCAGCAGGTGGCCAGATCGAAGGCGTGGACTTTAGCCCATCGCCATTCAGGATGGGTCGCTCACTCTACAATCGCTGCGTTGGTCTATTAGGTTCACTCGTCGATGTCGGAACGATCGCCCAATAATGCCAGCCTCAACTATTCTTTCAGCCGTCCGCACTCCACTTGCCACAGCACTTGGATCAGTCGCAGCTAACGTCTTTTCATACGTCCCAGAGAACGTCCCAGTCCCAGCGGTAGTTCTCGTCCCATCTTCACCATACATGGAGTTCGACACGATCGGTAACAATACCTTCAAGTGCAAACTCAACTTCACTATATCTTGCTGCGTGGCTTACTCAAGCAATCCAGCATCGCTCGACAACATCGAGCAACTCATCGAAAGCGTTGTACTAGCCATTCCAGCAGGTTATGAAGTGAGCGATGTTCAACGTCCAACCGTCACACAAGTAGGCGCAAGCAATCTGCTCGTTGCCGATATCGTCGTTAGTACCCACTACACGCGAACAGTCTAAGGAGACAAAATGCCAACAACAGTCATCACAGGTCGCGATATCTCGCTAACAATCGATACCAAGGCCTACGGGGATCAAACAACTTCAACAACACTAGCAACATCACTAGAGCGCAATGCCTACGAGACAATCGATGGCAAAGTGTTCTACGCGCTAGACACAACTGCAACCCTTTCAATCACAATGCTTGCTGACTGGGGCGCAACTAACTCACTCTGCGAGGCTATGTGGACTGCTGCATCATCAGCACCAAACACTTCACTTGCTTACACCTTCACAGCTGCCACAGGCGCAGTCTTCACAGGTAACGTTCTTCCAGTATTCCCAGATGCTTCTGGAACTGGCAAGGATGCTCAGACAATCACATTCGTTCTACAGGGAACAGCAAAGCCAACCCTAACCATCTCATAATCTAACCAACGGGAGCAAAGATGAAAAAAGCAATCACAATTACATATCGGTCCGGGGATCAGGCTACTTATGTGGCCTATCCACCTGACTTCGCAAAATGGGAACAAGCTAGTCAGAAGTCAATTTCAGATTTCTCTGGAATGTGGGACATCTTATTCGTAGCGCATAGTGCCATGAAGCGAGAAGCAGCAGGGCAACCTGTAAAGCCTCTCGATGCTTGGATGGAAAGCGTGGAAGATGTGGATGTGAACTCTGATAGCCCAAAAGCCATAGCCGAGGAAGTATCGGCCGACTCCTAGTCGAGTTAGCCATCGCAACTCATATCCCGATGAGGGAGTGGGAATCTGCGGAAGATATTTTAACGGCGATTGAAATACTGAAGGAGCGTAATGAACCAAGCTGAGGTCGAGGCTTACAATCGGAAAGAAATCCGAGAAGTGATCCGCGCCTTCAAGGCTATGGATGAGAAGGCAGTCGAAGAAGCCAAGAAGGTTTCAGGCGCACTTGCCGACTATGCGTTAGGTCAGATTCAGAAGGCTTCTGCTACTCGAACTGTCGCCACGAAGGTTGCAGTCCGTATTGCTCAAGGTGGCAAGGTTTCCATAAGTTCC